TCACGGCGGGGTGGTTTGCCTCAAAAGCGCCGTTGAACAGGGCGGTAATCATCGTCATGGGCATATTGCCGATTTCGGTGATCCGGAAGCCCTGGGCTTCCATGCGCTTTACAACCTCTCTGGTGAATTCCAGAGTGTAGGTCTTGCCGTTGTAGGGAATGGTGATTTTCTTAGCCATCGCTAAATCCTCCTGTTATTTGTGTGGTTGAATCCTTATCATGCCGCGTCCAGCTCAATGGGCGTGGACGGGGCAATGGAGATGTTCAGGTCAACGACCTCGTTCACACCGCCGCCGGTGGGGTAGCAGGTCAGCTGACCGTCAAACTTGAACTTTCCGTCGCTGCCGGTGGGGGTCAGGGTGCTGCCCTCTTCCGTGCCGCCGAACCATACGGCCCAGCCTTCGGTCTTCCCGGCGTACTCCAGCAGCTTCTTGTAGTCCGCCAAGGTGTAGTTGGCGGTGAATGCCAGGGCATCCATGGACTGGATACCGGCGATGTAGGTCTGCATCTTGTCGGAAAGCGTGGTGGTTTCCAGCATTTCCGGGTCGCCGCCCAGATCAGGGAATTCCTTGATGTCGATGACCTTTTCGTAGGTTTCCGCTACGCCGCTCTTCTTGTGCATAAGGAAAACCTTATAAGTAGAAATTGCCAATATTCGTTACCTCCTATAAATATTTTTTCCGTCCGTTTCCGCCCGGTATCGGGCGTTCAACCGGTAAATGGTCCCGTTTTCCAGGTTCGGGACCGGGGATAGGGAAATGCGGGTGAAATTCCATGCGTAGAGCATCTTGTCGATAAAACCCATGATCTCCCGGCAAACAGATTTCTTGCTGCCCGACTTGTCGGAGTACACGTTGACCTCATACATCACCGTGGCGAACCGTTCTTTGTCGCCGCTGTCCAGATGGGCGGTGGTTGTGTAGTTGTCCTCCTCGATGATGCTCACATAGGGGAATTTGGAAGGGGCGTTCACATACTCGCCGCTGACGGTAACTCCCTTGAACTGCTTTCGCAGCGCTTCAGCAATGGGGGTATAAACCTGTCTCTCAATGTCAATCACCGGAAAATACCTCCCTTACGATTCTCGGAAGCTCCTGCTCTATCGCTTTTCTTGCCTCATACATGGGCATTGCAGGAGGATTTCCGTAGGTGTGCACACCGCCCTTTTCCTTTGGCAGATACCAGCCTCTCGGGTCGTCCCAGTGACCCTTACCATCCGGGTAGGTGCCAGGCCCCATGCCGTATTGGCTGGCCTCCGGGTGCCCGGAGCCGTATGTCACGCCGGAACCGAACTCGATAACCAGCACGGATTCTCCGTCCGCTTTCACGGTATAGCCATTTGGCGCCGCCACGACGGACACGTTTGCATCCTTCACACCGGTGTACACCGCTCTCGAAAACCGGATGGAGGCAGTGGATGCCCCAAGCATCGCCAGCCGCTCCGCCAGTTCCTTGGCTTTTCTCTTCTGCCAGGCCTGATACTTTTTCAGTTCCTTTTGCAGCCGACCAATGCCGTCCACCGACAGAGGGACAAAGATTTTCTTCACGATACGCTCACCTTCGTCACGGCGTAGGAAATGGAATTCAGGGATTTCGCCACCCGTTTTACAATGTAGTCATACAGGGGCCGCCCCTCCTCGCTGTATTCCGGTTCCTTGTCCAGAAACAGAACGGAGTGCTCGTCCATGGGGCAGGCCATGTCATCGGTGACAATTACTTTGTCGTACCCGGACAGCGCCCCGAACTGCTCCACCTGGGAAGAACCGGTGGCCGCCGAAACATTGGCCCGGAAGGGAACGGCGTCTCGGTAGACCACGGTTTCTTCTCCGGTCTCATTGCCGTCCTCGTCCGTGACCGGCTCCTTCCGGTCGTAAAGCAGATAAAAGAATCCGACCTTGTTCCGCTCCATGGCTTTCATCACAGTACCCCCGCCATAGGGACGATTTGCCGCAGCAGGGAAGGGGGAACATCCCCGTCCTCGTAGGAGCGGGAAATTCCGTTCTCACTGTGTGCCGTCTCGCCCTCAGCTCCACGCTTGTTCAGCAGATACACGGCGATCTCCACCTGGGTAAATCCGTACCGCTCCGGGACCTCCGTCACAGTAGGGTCAAAAGGGAAGGCCTTGCGGCAAATCTTGTTCCCGGCCAGCCCCAGGTAGGCAGAGACCGTGCTTTCGTTGGTCTCTCCCGTCATGGCTTTCACCAGCTCGATCTTTTCCACTTCCAGCACGGTTCCTTACCTCCTTCCCGGCTTATCAGGTGATTTCGAAGAAGCCCTCACTCTTGGGGTTGGTGGTGGGCTTGCCGACGATATAACCGGCGTCGGTCTGCTTGTAATAGGTCTTTCCGCTCTGAACGGTTTCGTCCGTAGAAGCGGCAGCGGTGCCCTTCTTGATAAGCACCGCCTTGGTAGCGTCAGTCAGAGCCACCAGGTAATACTTCCGGGAGTAGATTTCGTTCTCACGGGTGTTGGGCTCCCGCTTCTGCTCAATCTCGGTGCCCCGCTTGTTGAAGATGGTCACGGCCTCACGGGTAGCCACCACAACGGTGCCCTTGTCCGCATCCTTCTTGGTGTACACGCTGACACCGGCCACGGTGCCCACATAGCCGCTCCGGGCGAAAGCTTCCACGTACTTCAGTTCCTCGCCCAGGTTCTTCCGCAGCTCGGCGGTGTCCACAGGGTTGATGAACGCAAAAGCTCTGGGGGCCAAGTCTTCCGGTGCGTTGTCGGTGCTTTCAATGTTCAGGTTCGCCACAGCGTCCGCAAAAGCGGCGAAGTTGAACTTGGCGGCAGCGACGGCCATGGTGGCTTTCTTGAACTCACCATAAACATCGCCGTTGACGGTGTTGAACATGTCGGTGCCCATGTGCCGGGTGCCCACAGGAACCAGCATGGGGTCGGTCATTTCCTGCTCGTCGTAGTACTTAAACCTGTTCTGAGCCATCTGGATTTTGTATTCCTGCTCGGTGTAGGAAACATCAATGCTCTTGCTGTTGCCAACGCCCATTGCCAGTTTCTCGGTGCCGTCGGTGGCGCTGTAGACGTGGATTTTGCGGAGCATACCCGCAGTGCCCACCAGGCTGTTGTCAACGGTACAGAACCGCTGCAAGTCCAGATGGGAATTGAACTGATCTTCTACCTCGTTGGACAGGTAGAAATTGTCGTAGATTGTATGTGCCATTCTTTATTCGTTACCTCCTGTTTCATAAAGTGCCCTGTATTCCTCCGGGTGTTCCTTGGAATACGCGAAGCGTTCGCTGGGAGACATTTTCCGGAACGTTTCTTTCGTCATCGTTCCGCCGGTTCCTCCGTCAGCGCCCCGTGGGGTTCCTTTCAGCTTCTCCGCAATGATTTTTTTTGCGTACCCTTCCAGGAACTTCTGGTTGTTGGCAAAAACCTTTCCCATGTCTCCGGATTCCATAGCAGCCGCTGTGGATGCCGCCAGAGCTTCGTCATAGCCCTGCTTCAAGAGCTGTGCTGTGTACTGGGAAATGGTCTTTTCCTTCCGCAGCCCGGCCAGCTCCTTTTCCATGTCGGCCCACTTTTCATCCGCTTCCTGCTTCTTCTGCTCCTCCTCGGAAAGAAGGGCGTTGTGCTTCTTCTTCCAGCTTGCAGCATCGGAGGCCGCCTTGTCGTACAGGTCTTTCTTCACATAGCCGGAATAATCCGGGTCAGGGAAGTCAAAGCCCTGCAATGCGGTGATTTTCTCCTCCGGGGTCATCTTGTCGAATCCGTCAATCTTGGAAATGTCGATTTTTGCCATTGTTTTACTTCCTTTCTGCGTTTTTATAGTTCTTCTCTGAACTTTATTGCGATTTTCGGCTTCTCTGCCGTTATGGAGAGCTGTACAGGATTTGAACCTGTGACCTACGGATTAACAGTCCATTGCTCTACCGCTGAGCTAACAACCCGAATTTCCTGTGCTTATCCGGCACACAGGAGCCGTCGCCGCCGCCAGGGCTTGAACCTGGGCCTCCGTATCTTGGTGTCGTCTCCATCTGGACCACAGCGGCATATAAAACAAAAGAAGGGCTTCCAATACCATTTCTGGTATCAGAAGCCCTTCGGCTGTAATCTCCCACAATTTGGGAGCCGTCAATTTTCAGTTTACCTTCTTCCGTCGAATCTCAATGACCACAAGATGGCCCTGTTCGACTTTGATCTCCGCCTGGTTCCGGCGGTGGATGATTTCTTCAATCGCCCGAATTTCCTTGGTTGTCATTCGGATTGCCGGTCTGGCTTCCGTTTCCATTGGCGTTCCCTCCGTTCTGTGCGGCCAGCTGCGCCGCTTTTTCTTCCTGCTCTTTCATGTAATCCATGCTCATGCGGTAAGCGAGCTGCGGGTCGCTGAACAATCCGCAGTGGGTAAACGCCAATTCAGGGGCGATTTTCTCACAAGCAAGCATCTGCGTGAGGACTGTGGACTTTTGTGCGATGTTTTCATAATTTCTCCGGGTGAACCTAATTTCCAGAGCGGACAGCCGCAGATTCAGATTGCCCATGTCCCGGCAGATGCGCAGCGCCAGTTTCAGGAACTCTTTTTCGGATTTCTTGAATACCGGCTCCGTATCCTTCGCCCTGGCCTCCGCAGCCGACCAGCCGTCCCGCATGATGACCGCCGTTCCAGTGTCAGAGGTGGAGGTGCCGCCGTTCCGGTTCGGCATTCCACAGATGGTCAGCACGGTTTCATACATACTGTCCATCAGCGTCTGAGTCTGGGCCTGGTTCAGTTCGGAGTTCAGATAGGATATCTCCGCTTTCATAGTAGCGTCAATGTCCTTGAACTTGATGCCACCCAGATCCTTCAATGCCTGGAACTTCTCTTCATCGATATCCACATTGTGAAACAGGATCAGGGACTGGATGAACTGCTCCACGCCGTCTACCCGGTTGCTCTCCGTCATGTTGATGGCATCCAGCAGCGGCACCACGATTTCAAAGGCTCCAAGCCTGGCCTGGTTCAGGGGGTATTCGATGATGGGGATTCCCAAAATCTGGTCTTCACTGTGAATTACATCCCAGGTGTTCCAGACCTCAAAATACCGGTCCTGCGACCAACAGGAGAACACAATGGTCTTGTCCTCCTTGACCACATACCGAACCCCCATCATAGGCTTGTGCCCCAGCCCTACGGAGTACACCACAAAGGCATACCTTGGGTCAAGGGTGAAGATTTCAAAGGGGGCTTCGTCCTCCTCCACATCCGCCATAGCGTCCGGAAGAACCATCCGATAGGCGGTTCCGCAAATGTGCATCCAGTCCGCCAGCTCTTTGTCCTGGGCCTGTTTGTCCTCGGAAAGCATATAATCATTCAGCGTCAGCACCTCGGAAGCCGCCGCCTCGTCGTTACCCCGGCTCACATACTGGATGGGTTCGCCCACCAGATAGCCGGTCTTGAAAGAGACAATCTCGTTCGCCCGGTTCTCCACGATCATGTTGTTGATTTCCGGTCGGACTTCCTTCTTCCGCCCCAAAATCGGCTGGTCGCCCCGGTAGTACTTGTACAGATAGTCAATTTCCGACTGATTTTGCAGGTGCGTAAACAGCGCCTTTTGCAGCACATCAATGATATTGCCCTCGTTGATTTCGGTCACTTCGGTATAAATCACCCGCCGCCCGAATAACTTCCTGCTCGCCGTTTTCCGCACCCCCTTATATGTTCTCTCGTATCATTGTATCATAAGTGGCGAATGGTTGTAAAGTAAATTTATGTTCACTATAGCATTCGCCATCTTCGGGCTAAAACGGCCTTGCAAAAACCTCCACGCTGCCCCCGTTCAGCGATTGGGCATACTCAGCGAACATCGCCATGCCGTCCGGAACATCGTCGTGCTTATTTTTGCCAGCCACCGTGTAGGAGCAGAGCATATCCATCATGCGCCCGTAGTCCGTGTTCCGCTTGTATTTGCTTTCGTCCAGGAACAGGCAGTGTTCCTTCACCCACGCTGAATTGACGATAATTTTGGTCTCCTTTTTGGCCGTGGTGAATTTGGTGGTAATGTTGGTCACGCCGCCCAGGCGCTTAACCTCTCCCTGTATCTTCTCCGCCACCCTGCGACCTGCGGAGTTACTTTCAAACCGGCAAGCCTTTACCTTGTCCCGCACCAGAATATCCGTGAGCCGGGCATCCACCGTGTCCGGCAGGCCGTTGTCGCACACGCAGTCCGCAATGTAGTAATCCTGGCCGTACACATACCCAACCGGCAGGAAAGCGTAGTCATTGCCCTTGTCCTTGGTATCGCACACGCCGATGATGGCATCCGGTTCCTCCTGGGGCAGCTCAAAAAACCGTCTCAACTCATCCGGGTGGTAAACAAGTCCCTCCCGTTCAATGGGCTGGTTCATATACAGCGCTTTCCAGCTTACGCTGTCCATAATGTCCCGCTGCTCCCGGTAGAACTTGGTGGAGAAGCCCACACCGTACTGGTAATCAAAATTACTCTCGTCGTTCTCATCCATGGCAGGAATGCGGATGAACTTCGCCCGGTCGTTCTTCTCATACTCCCGTTCCAGCCGCCCGATCACATCATGGACGCTCCACCGGGTAGCAATGTGCAGCTCCTTACAGTGGTCTCCGATTTTACGCTGTCTCAGGTCCGTGGTGTAGGTTTCCCACAGCTTGTCCAGCCGTTCCTTGGACAGGGCTACTTCGATGCCGGAAACCAGGTCATCGCAGTAGAGCAGGGTAGCCGCACGGTAGAGACCGGCGTTGCCCGTGCCGATGGAGGTAAATTCCAGTGTCTCAAACCGCTGCCTCTTGTCAAAATCAATGCGGCAGTCCTTAGCGTTGGTCCCGGAAACGGCGATTCCCGGGAATACATCGTGCCACAGATATTCCCCCTGTGGGTCAACAAGCCGCAGCACTTCGTCGTAGCACCCCCGGATAAAGGCGTTGGAGTGACTGCCCGTCAGGATGGGACTGTTCGGCTCCCGCCCCGCCAGAAACGCCAGGAAGAACAGTGCCAGGGTCGTCTTTCCGGAACCAGGGGGCAAGCTCACCGCCAGCAAGTCCAGCTTGTCGTCCACGCACAGCGCTTGCAGATCGTCCACCACGGTTTTCAGTACCTTCCGCCTGGGCTGGTAAAACCGCTTCTTCGCCTCCCGGTTCAGCTCCATGTATTGCAAGAAGCTGTCAAAATCATGTGGTGCCTCAAACAGCAAACTCAGCCGCCATTGCTCATGAAATGCCGACATCGTCAAAATATCAGTTCCATTCCGATTCATTTCCGTGTTGCACATATCCCGCAGCCGCTTATTCATCCTATGTGCCTCCTGGAAGTCCGTCTCCGCCCAAGACTGACACAGGCCGAATAAATCCCTGTACGCCTCAACATCCGTCCTGCGCCGCTCTATGGCCCCCAGAATGGAAGCAGATACCTTTTCGTAGTCCATATCGTCACCTCACAAAGCGTCTGCCTGTTCAAAGGCTTTCAGCAGCTTCGGGAACTGAATTGCGACCCAGTCCACCATTTCTTCATTTTTGGCCCATGCGGAATCAGGCGTAAAACTGTTCCATTGCAGCCCGCTTTCGTTCAGAAAAGCGTGTACGATCTCGTGCCGCAGCGTAGTTCGCTGCTGATGCGCTATCTTTTCTTCTGGCTCATTCTCCCATTCCTCATGTGTTTTGAGCAGAAGAATATAGATTTCGTGGCTATCAGCGGAGCAATACCCCCCGTAGTTCATCTTGTCCATGTATTCATCCTGCCCGGCTTCTACAAAACGGACGGTGTACTCCGTACCCAGCACCGAAATCTTCTTTGCGCTTGTGTCCATAATACCCTCCTTGTGTCAGACCATTTTCGTGAAGCCACGAAAATGATAAAAAATAAGGGCTACCCGTGCGTTTCCACACGAATAGCCCTTCGGCTTTCATCGCCACCCTTGCAGCGCCCTCTTATTCTTCCAACTCATCCTCGTCACCCGGTCGAGTGGTCCACTCTTTAAGGATTGCGATTGCCTCGTCAGGCATATTCGGCAAATCTCTTAACCGCTCAAAATCACGATATGCGTCAGCCTTGATGCTTGTTAGCTGTGCAATCTCTTTATCTTTCAGATAAGAATTGCTTTGATCAAGAATCCGTTTTTCCTCGTCGGATAAACTTCCAATATCGACGCCAAACCCCAACGTATATACTTGCTGTGTATCGTCACTCATTGTACATTCCAAAAGGTGGGGACAATAATCATCCATTCAAATCCTCCTTTCAAATGTAGCCCTTCGGCTGTCCTCCCGCCCTTGCGGGAGACGTTTTATTTATGTTTTGCCTTGCTGTACGCCAGCTGCCAGATGCCTTGCTCCGGCAGGCTCAGCGGCTTGTCCATCCACTCGTTGAAATCATCCAGAGTGAATGCATCATACTGCGATGCAAGGTAGACTTGCGTTTCCTCCGTGAGGACGTGCCTTGCAAACGCCTCCTTGTTGTAGAGGATCATCATCTTGATAGGGAAGATGGCGGCGTTCTGCACGTCCGCTGCCTTGTCCTTCTTCAATACTCTTTGCAGTTCCGCAAAGATATTGGCGGATGCTATGATTTCTTCTTTAGTCATTGTTTGTTCCTCCATTTTCGTTTTGGCGAAGCTTGCGCTTTTTTTCATTTTCTAGCCATCTTTTATTGATTTTCTCACGGTATGTCCGGTATTCCTCCGGAGACATGGCTGCCTCTTTGGCCTTTATCCGTTCGCGCTGATATTGATTTCTCCGATCACGATTTTGGTTTTCCCACTCAGCATAATTTCTTTTTGCAAGCAGACCCCTGCAAGCGTCAGAGCACGTTGTAGTCCTCGATGTGGGAACGAACTTCTTCCCGCATACAACGCACTCAATCTCAGCGGCGGCTATTTTTCTTTCTGCTTTCCGGCGTTCCGGTGTTGTATTCTTTCGATTCCATTCGATTGACTTCTTTCGGTCAGCAGCTCGAATTGCTTCGTGCGCACACTCAGGGCAATACTTCTGCAACCCGGATTTTACAACGTATTCCTTGCCGCACACAGCACATTTGTCCATGCTGCCAAGCGGGCGTCGAG